ATTTTAGGTGTCACCCGTGCCAGGATCAGGCAATTAACCAAGGACGGAATGCCTAAAGCGGGCCGTAATAAGTACCCGATGATCGCATCCATACGCTGGTATATTCAATTCTGGAAAGACAAGGCTAATGCGGGCGATACAGCGCTCACAAGGTACAAAAAAAGGCTTGCAAAGGCCCAGGCCGAGAGCGCCGAAATAGACCTAAAGGTTAAAAAGCGTGAGATGATACCTGCTGCGGATGTTGAAAAGGACGCATTTAACATGGCCCGGCAGACCAGGGACGCTATGTTATCAATCCCGGACCGAATATCTGATCAGCTTGCGGCTGAAAATGAGTCATCAGAGATTCATAAAATCATGAAAGAGGAGATCCTCCGGGCATTGAGGGGATTAGCTGAATAAACAGATGATAAAAAAAGAAAGGATAGGTTATGACTTGTATTGTCGGTTTAATTGATGAAGGCAAAGTGTATATGGGGGGCGACTCGGCAGGAGTTGCAGGTTTGGACATAGTGACAAGGAAAGACGCAAAAGTTTTTAAAAACGGTCCATTTCTCATAGGGTATACGTCATCTTTTCGCATGGGGCAATTGTTGCGATTTAAGCTGAATCCGCCGAAAAGATATGAGGATGTTGACATTTTTAAATTTATGGTGGTTGATTTTATCGAAGCTGTAAGGGAATGTTTAAAAGCAGGAGGGTATGCCAGAGTCAACAATAACGAAGAGAAGGGCGGATTTTTCCTTGTAGGTTATGAAGGAAGATTGTTTGAAGTTGAATCAGACTTCCAAATTGGTGAAGTTGAAAAAGGATATATCGCGTGTGGATGCGGTCAATCTTTTGCATTAGGATCATTGTATCAGACTGAAGGGCAGAAAAATCCTAAAAAACGCATATTGTCGGCGTTGTCCGCAGCGCAAGAATTTAGTGCCGGTGTACGTGAACCTTTTCATATCCTGGAACTTGAATAAAGGAGCTTGCTGAATGACAGTATATTTGTCGGCATTTAAGAAGGGCATTGCACCAGACGAGGATCTCAATTTCCTTGAATGGGCCGATAAATACATGTGGTTGCCTCGTGAATCAACAAAAGAATACGGCAAATACCGCAGCGATAGAACCCCCATGGTCAAGGAGATCCTGCTTGAATTGTCCCCATCAAGCCCAACCGAGGAAATTGTTGTCCAGAAACCTACACAGCTTGCCGGGACAACCATTGGAATCATTTTTCTGCTTGCCATGGCTGATATGAGCCCGGGACCGGCACTTTGCATCCAGCCGACAGGGGATCTTGCAAAATCATTCTCAAAAAAGAAAATTGCAACCACCCTTGAAACAACCGTAAAAAACAGTGGACGCCTGAAAGGTAGAATCAAAGACGCAAAAAGCCGGGACAGCGGCAATACGATTCTTGAAAAAACATTTCCGGGCGGTTCATGGCGGTTTGCCGGGTCAAACTCTCCAGCTGTTTATCGTTCCGAGTCAGTCAGATATCTGATGCTTGATGATTTCGATGAATTTGATGCCAATATCGGCGGGCAGGGTGATCCGGGTGAGCTCGCAGATCGTAGGACCGGGTCATTCAAAAACAGGAAAATCTATAAAAATTCAACACCAACCCTCAAAGACCTCTCAAATATTGAACGGGCCTATAACGCCAGCAGCCAAGGCCGGTTCGAGGTGCCGTGCCCCTTCTGCGGTGAGTATCAATATCTTGTGTTCGGCGGCAAAGATAAAAAATACGGGATAAAATTCGAACGCAACGATAACGGCGAGGTCATTTCGGCTAAGTATATGTGCAAATTTTGTCATGAATTTATCGAAGAACACCATAAAACCGAAATGCTGCTTGCCGGCAAATATGTTCATAAATTCCCGCATCGAAAGGTCAAGGGATTTAAGTATAACGCTCTATATACCCCTCTTGGCTGGGTAAACAACTGGGTTAAAATTGTAGAGCTGTTCCTTGCGGCCAAGGATAACCAGGAAAAGCTTCAGGCGTGGACAAACACGATCATGGCCGAAGTTTTTGAACTGAAAGGCTCCCGGCCAGGGTGGAAAAGATTGTCATCACGGGCAGAACCCTACAAGATTCTGACGGTCCCGGCGGGCGGTCTTTTACTTGCCTGTGGGGTTGATGTCCACGATAGCCGGCTTGATGTTATTGTCAGGGCCTGGGGCCGTGAGGAAGAAAACTGGCTGACTTACTGGACACGACTTTACGGAGACGTTACAAAAATGGAAGTTTGGAGTCAGCTTGACAATATTCTTGGCATGGAATTCAAGCACGAATCCGGTGTCGGTTTACGAATAGCATCAATGGCGGTTGATTCCGGGGATAACACACAGATAGTTTATAATTATTGTCGGCAAAGGCGCCCGGTTGTCATGGCAATATACGGCAATCAGAGAAAAAATCAACCGATTAAAATTTGGCCTATTGGAACCGATTCTGCAAAATCAATCATCTACCAGAGATTTAATTTGACCGAACCTGGCCCGGGCTTTTATCATTTCCCGGTTGGCATAGATGATGAATATTACCAGCAGATCACAGCTGAAAAACTTGTCACAACATATGATAGACGCGGGTACCCTCAAAAAGCATGGCAGAACGTGCGTGGCAATAGGCAGAACCATGCTCTTGATGCAGAGGTTTATTGCTACGCTGCCGCGATCCGGGCCGGGCTTGTAACGATGGATTTTGATGCAATTGATCGACAAATAGAGAAACGGCATGAACGGGGAGCAGCGAAAAATGAACCGAAGCGGGAAGAACCAAATAATGGTTTCATTCCCAGGGTTAACGGGTGGCTGAATGGATGATCGAGAAAGAGATAGTATACGTGCAAGGATTCCGCATGACAGGCAATTTCTGATCGGTTGGAAGGAGCTGGAAGCCTGGGCAGGAATCAGCACGCAAACATTACGGAAATTTAAAGAAGTCGGTTTGCCTGGGAACTGTTTCGAAGGAACGATCTGTTTCAGCAAGGGAGCAGTTAACAAGTTTTTCGAGCGGCAAACACAGCAGCCGTTAATCCGTGTTGAAAAGGAGGTAAAAAAGTGAAGATAGAAAACTGGAAACTATCAGATATTAAACCGTACAAGCACAATGCGAAACTGCACAACGTTGAATGGATCGCAAACAGTATCAAGAATTTCAAACCCGATCAGCCGATAGTGGTTGACGGTGACGGTGTGATCATCAAGGGTCATGGAAGGTTGAAAGCTGCAAAGTACCTGGGGATGATAGAGTTCCCGGTCGTAGTTCGAACAGATCTCACTCCTGAAGAGGTCAGGCTTGCTCGTATTGCTGATAATCGAAGCGGTGAAGGCGGGTGGGATGCCGATATGTTATCTTTTGAGCTTGACGATATTAATATTGACGAAATTGATTTTGATTTGAAAGACATCGGTATTGATCAAAAATGGTTTGATGATTTAAAAATTGATATTGATAATGCCAATGTTGATGTTGGTGGCGGTCGTGAGGAGATAGACGAAATTTATGCTGTTTATATTCAGTGCGACAGTGAAGCAGAACAGCTTGAATTATTAACTCGATTCGAAAAGGAGGGTTTACAATGCCGTGCGCTGATATCGTAAGGAAAAGCAATGTCGTTCGAACGCCGCGAGTACAGCAGATCGAAAGTATTTTTGACATTCCGCCGAGTCAAAAGACTGGTGAAACATGGTCAATTACCTTGCCGATTGAGGAAAAACCATGGAGCATTGGTTTAATTACAGGCCCGTCAGGCAGCGGCAAAACAACCTTGATTAATGAAATGTTTAGTTCGTCGGTAGTAGATGAATTTGAATGGCCGGACAAAGAATCTATTCTTGACGGATTCCCTAAAACCATGGGGATTAAGGATATTTCCGCTTTTTTAAATTCGGTTGGGTTTTCTTCACCGCCGTCATGGGTGCGCCCCTATTCAGTGCTTTCCAATGGTGAAAAATTCCGGGTGCATATTGCCCGAGTGCTGGCTGAGGCAAAGGGCCTTTGTGTGGTGGATGAATTTACATCGGTTGTTGACCGCACAGTTGCAAAGATCGGTAGTGCAGCGGTGGCTAAAACTGTGAGGCGGTTTAAAAAACAGTTTATTGCGGTTTCCTGCCATGAAGATATTGAAGAATGGTTGCAACCTGATTGGGTTTATCGAGTACACGACAAGATGTTTGAGTGGAGGTTTCTTCAACAACGCCCAGAGATTGACCTCGAAATTGCCAAAGTGCATCGTTCGGCTTGGCAAATGTTCAGCCGTCATCACTATTTAAGTGCTAAATTGCATAATGCAGCGCAGTGTTTTGTAGCGTTTTGGAATGGTATCCCGGTTGCTTTTCATAGTTATTTGCATTTTCCGAACAACTATAAACCAAAATACGTTAAAAGGGGGCACCGTGTAGTTTGTTTGCCGGATTACCAGGGTGTAGGTATCGGCACAAGGCTGGAAGATTTTACTGCGGCTAATTTAAAGGCTTTGGGGTACGATTATTTAATACAGACGGCACACCCTGCTAGAATGCAGTATTGTGCGCATTCTCCCAAATGGAAATTGATTAAACAGCCGAAAGTGTCAACGGCCAGGCGGTCAAAAAACGGAAGGCGGGCCAAAAAAGGAAGCGTTTGCCATCGCGGGCGGTTAATTACTTCGTTTAAATATGTAGGGCCGGCTGGAGATCCAAAAACTGCAAAGGAACTCGGGTATGGTTGATCGATATTTTAAAAATAATATGTCTATTATGGTTGGTGGGTTTGCCGGGGCGGGTATGCCGTACGGGTTATTGAATAGATTGTATCACTCAAAGGTGATCGGTTTGACAATCATAACCAATGATACCGGCCCGTCAGATGGCGCATTGACTTTATTGTTGGAAGCTGGCGCTGTAAAACGCCTGATTTGTTCGTTTACCGGGTTGAATCGTCGGGCCGAAACGACTTTTAACAAGGTTGATGTTTGTTTATTTCCGCAGGGCATTTTTGTTGAAAAGATCCGGGCGGGCGGGGCTGGGCTGGTCGGTATTGTGTCAAAAATACGCGGGTATAAAAGGTTTGAATCGGCCCTTCGTGCTGATTTGGCACTAATTAAAGCGTATATATGCGATAAAGCAGGGAATTTACGATATAAAATGACTGATCGAAATTTCAACCCGATTATGGCCACGGCTGCTGATTTTGTAATTGCTGAAGTTGATCAATTGGCGGATGAATTTTTTAATCCGGAAACGGTGATTACTCCGGGGCTTTATGTGGATGAGGTGTTTTATGGATAAGC